ATGGGCTGCAATCTCGCGCTCCACGCGCGCCGACCACTCGGCGACCTCCGCGGACTTGGCATCGAAGGACGAACGCAGTCCGAGCGCGATGTCGCGCAGCGCGGCGCCCAGTTGTTCGTCGCCCGCCTCGGAGCGTCGGTCGATCTCGGCGACCGCCGCCTCGAATCGCGCAATCTCGCGCGCAAGGTGCTCGGTCTTGTCGTTGATCGAAAGTTGCAGCGTGCCGATGTCGCTTTCGAGCGTCTCGTGCCGTAGCGCGCCGAGTCCCTTGACCGCGGCGTTGAGCACCATTGCGGCCGACTCCAGCGCCTTCGCCTGCGTGCCGATCTCGTTCTCGATGCGTCCGACGCGGTCGTTGAGTTCGCCCGCTTTTTCGGCTACTAATTCCAGCTCTTCGAAGTTGAGGTCGATGTCCTGCGGGTCGTTGTGTTTCATTTCGTTGAGTTGAGTTTTTCGAGGGCGAGTTCGAGGTTGGCGACGCGCGCCGACATTGCGTGCTTCCATTGCACGAGGTCGTTGCGGAGCACGTTGGAGCGGAGCAAGCCCACGGCCTCGATGCTCGCGTTGAGCGCAACGACGGCAGCGTCAAGCGCGGCAGTCTGCGAGCCGAGGCTGCGCTCGATGCTGCCGACTCGCGTGTTGAGTTCGCCCGTTTTCTCGGCGACTAGCTCGACGCAAGAAAGGTTCAGCGGATCGTTGATTGGTTCGCTCATGGTTTTGGTTTTTGTGGACTTCACTTCTTCGCCACGCCCATACGTTCAAACGTGTGACGCGTCATCTCGGGCGAAGCGTTGCTGTTGCCGAGCCGTTTTCGCATCGCGGAGATGCGAACCTGTTTTCGCACGATCACCTCGTTGCGAGCGAGCTTGCGTGCGGTCGGACCAGCGAGAGCGAGCGCGATGCGTTCGCGCGCCGAGCTGTTTCGCCCAGTGTTGAGGCGCTCGACGATTGCATTGGCCCACGTCTGGCCGGCGTCGCCGCCCCAGCCGTTCCACGCCTGCCAGCCTTTGCCCTGCTCTCCCCATGTCTCGCCTTGCTTGTCGATCTCGTGCCGGTCGAAATATGCCTTCATGCGCCGCACCGTATCTTCGGAGAGCGGTCGCTTGTTCATAATGTCGCGAGCGCGAGCGATGCCGACGTCAGTCATTCCGCGGTTCGACGGCGAGGCTTTCTCGCGCACGTCGAGCGCACGTTTCGCATTTGCGACCATCGCGTCGTTCGGCACGTAGGATGCCGCCGCGAATTTCATCGAGAGCGCCGCTGAATCTTCAGATTCGCCGCCGTCCGACGCTGCGCCCGAGTTGGTCGCCGCAGTCGAGTCGACTTGTGCCTGCGCTGCTGCCGCCGCGACGTTATCGCCGACCGCTGCCGCCGCCGCCGGCGTGCTTGGGAGCGAACTCGTGACGAGACGAATCGCGGTTTCTGGCACGCCGTATTTGTTCGCCAGCTCCTTGACGTAGCTCGCCTCAATCGCGATTTGCTCCAAGCGAGCGAAAGCGTCCGTGCCCTCTTCACCGGCGATCTCTTGGAGCGACTTCGCGCCTTGGCGGTTTTCGTTTAGATTCGCCGCCGACTCGCGGCCCACGTCGATTGAAAGCTTGGCCGGGAAACGCCATTCGCCGGAAGTCGCGCGACGGAGCGCGGCGACCATCGTTTCGCCCGCTTGCAGCGGAGGCGGCGGAATTTCTCCGCGCGCGATGGCATCGAGAATTACGGCGTTTTTGATCGGGTCGAGCACCTTGTCGGTGAGCACGCCCTGATGCCGCGTGAACACGCGGTCAGCCGCGGCGAACTCTGCGCGCACGCTGGGCCCCTTGTAATCCTGCGTCCCGAAAAGCACTCCCTCGGGAACGCCGACGCCGATTGCAATCTCGTGCATCAGATGTTGCACGAAGCCGGCGAAGGCCGCGGACGGGCGCGATGGCATGACCTCGACGCGGTCGGCCGTCCCCATGTAACGAATCATTCCCACCTCCGACATCTCGTTCTGCTGCGACTGTCCGTTCGGCATGGTTACGGTCGGCGACGGCGTGAACAGATTGCGCGGGTTTGCGCTCCCGCGGTCGTTAAACACGAGCGCGGCCTGCTGCGACGCGAAGCGCACGCCCGCTTTCTCGGCTTCGAGAATCTCGTAAAGCATCCGCGACGTTTTGATTGCTGCGTGGAAGTCGGTTATGCCGCGGTATTGATCGACGCGGAACGGGTCGAAGTAGTGGCAGAAGTTATGCGCCTCCACGTCCTCGGCGCCGAAGTAAACGCCTTCGCGCGTGACTCGATAAACGCGATACGCGACCGGCTTGCCAAACTCGTCGGTGATGATCCCCTGATAGTAGTTGTCGGACTCAGCGCCGAGCGCGTTCGGATTTCCGATGCGCGTCCCTGGAACCAGTTGAATCTTCAACTCGTCACCTACGCGGCGAATCGCAAAGCCGCAGTCGCCGTCAACCGGGCGCTCTTCGCATCCGAGCTGCACGAGCTTCTTGAACGTGTGCCGGCCAGTCACATCACACCGCTTGCACCACTCGTGAAAGAACTCGGAAACGATTTGGTTATAGGCGCGGTCCTGCGTCGTCGGCGAGTATTCGTTCGGCGTAAGGTAGTTCCCGAATTTGCGCGTGATCTCGCGCGCTTCGGGAAAGTTTTCCACGAGGTCGCGCGCTTCCCACATCATCACGACACGCGAGCGCGAGGTCTGCGTCGATTCGCTCGGTTGCCCGTAGGTCTTCGGCGCATAAAGCCGATTCGTCTGCGCCGCGTTGTAGCTGAAAAGCGCGGTCTCGACGCGAGACTGCAAACGCTGTTTGCCCCACGACGGCGCCACGGCTTCAATCGCTTTGTCAATCCACGGGCGCTCTGCGATGACTTTGGACGGGTCGAAGGTTTCCATGGTTGCCAGTGTTAGAGACCGTTAAAACTGACGAACGAGGTCGTGCGCGCCGTGCCGTTTGCGTCATCGAGCGCCCATTGGATTTGACCCAGCATTTGATTGAGCGAATTGAGGTCAGCGCGCGTGACGCTTTTGCCGTTGAGCGAGTAACTTTGATTGCTCAAAACCGCCAAGATCGCGTCGGTTGCCCGCGTCTTGAGAGTCGTCAAAGTCGCCGTTTCGAGACCGAGAAATGGGTTGTCGAGTGCCACGCTGTTGCGCGGCCCGTTAAAACTACCGGCTAGGCGGTCGCCGGAACGTAGCGCACCACGCCCGCAATCGTGGCGATGCAAAGCATCATCGCCGACGTGTCGAGACCGTGATTTGCGGCGTTGCTTTTGACTTCGCGCCACTCCCAGACGCCCGCGCGAACCTCGACCTTGGATTCGCCTTTGAGGTGCTGCAAATACAGCGGGTTCACGTCGTCGGGAAGCTCCCATTTGAGGTCTCCTTTGCCTTCAAGCGCGGTCTGGAGCACGTCCTTGAAGTAGTCGCCGCTCCAGTTGTAGAAGTAAACGTCACCGCCGCGGTAGTCGCTGACCTGCGGATCGGAAAACGGGAAGTTAATCAGCTTGCCCGTCGCGTCGTCCCGCATCGTCCATGTCTTGCGCGCGTGTCCTCGCATCGAGCGCCACCCAAAGTCGGCGCAGTCGCGGTCAACGTCGCTCGGACGGTAGCCGCGGTCCTGCGCAACGCACGCGTCGGCGACCTTGTAACGCAGTTGCAGCGCGCGCAATTGGTCGCGCGTGTCAATGCGCCCGAAGTGCAGCTGTCGGTAACGCGTGCCGCCGTTGGTTGCGAATGCGCCGATCTCGACCCACCAATGGTCAAGCTGGCGGTCGATGGTCATAAATCGGATCGCCTCGTTCTCGATGCCTTGACCTTGCGTGTAGTCGGCGAGCTTGTAGCCGCTCGACTGCACGAAAAGATTCACGGTCTTCTTCTCCACAATCCACGGCTTGGCTTCGCGCTTGGTGCGAAACTCCATCTTCATCCTGTCCTCGCCGCGCTTCGCCCATTGGTTCTCGGCCTCGCAAAACTCCTCCACGAGCATCTTCATCGGGCGAGCAACAAGCGCCTCGATGCGAAAACTTTGGATTTCAGCCGGCGCGTCGGGTCGCTCGGCGATGTAATGCCCAGTTTTGCGCCAATGGTTACGCGTCGCGTCGGTGTCCGGCGACTCGTGGCCGCAGTGGATGCAGCGAAAGCGCGTGCTCTCGACCGCTCGCGCAACGTCCCACGTCTCGTCGTCCCGCTTCGCTGTGCGGTCCCAGATGACTCCGCCGCGCGTTTCCTTGTCGTCGATCGAAGGCTGCGAGAACGTCACGGGATGAGCCTTGCCGCACGACGGGCAAAGCGCGTGCCACTCCTGCTGATTGCCGGCGCGGTAGCTCGTATCCTCGACGTTGCCGACCTCGGCGGACATTTCGGGCGCTTGCGACACGTTGTAAATCTTCGAACGCCCGACCTCTTCAAACTTCGACACGCGCGCGACGGCGTGACCGTAAACCTCCTGCCAGCGCGGGAGCCAGATTTCATCGTTCACCTTGTATCGAATCGACTGCGACTGCTGCGTTGAAAGATTCGCCGGGTTGAGCGAGAGGAAGAATCCGCCGAAGTAAATCTCGGTAGTCATCCGGTTCGGTCCCGGCTTCGGGAGCATCGACGCGACGGGCTTGCACCGTTCGAGCAATGGGTTCAGGCGCGATTTGCAATGCTTCTCGACCATTTCGTCGGTCTGCATCGTCCACGAGATCGGCCCGGCGTCGTTCGCAATCAGCCACGGAATCCAAATGTCAGCGACGAGCGTGCCGCCGATTTGCACGGCCTTGCGGAAATGCACTCGGCGCACGAGTGGATTTTGGAGCGCGTCGAAAATAGGAATCAGCCACGGCGTGATGCGCGCGTTGAACGGTCCCGGCGTTGCGTAGCTCTCGGGGAGCGTGATGTGCTTCCGAGCCCACTCGTAGATCGGAGAGCGGTCGGGCTGCGGGAGGCGCAGCTTGGCGAGGAGTGCGTCGGCAATAGTCATACCGCGACCTTTCCAAACCATCCCGCAAGCAATCGCGCTCCACCCGTGCGCCAAACAATACCGGCAAGCACAACATCGAATTGATCCGTGCGCCCCGCAACCGAGCGCCGCACGCACCACGGCGTAACGCGCCCGTCTCCGTGGTAAGTGACACCATCGCGCACGATCTGCCCGCGCGCATCGTGCAGCGCACGACGGCGGAGCGTGTCGGCATCCGGCCCGCGCTCCATGCGCCGAGCAGCCCGCGTCGCGTGCGACCGCCGCGCCCACGATTGGGCAACGGCGCGGCGTTCGCGGCGGGAGTAGCGGAGGAGGGCGGCGAGCATTAGCGGGCGTTATT